GTGGTTTTTTGTTTGGAATTAGAAGATGTAATTGAAGAGTATTTGTATCACTGCATGGCAAAAGGATTCACGCCAAAGACAATGAAGAACAAACGTCAAGAAATGAAACAATTAAGAAAGTTTCTAATGGATGAGAAGGGGATAAGCGAGTTAGAAGCCATCAATACATTACATTTAAAGCAATACGTCAGAGCAAAGCATGGGGAGGGCTTACAGCCACAATCCATAGTATCTATGTTTAAAATGGTTAGAGCATTCTTTTCTTGGTGTCAGAAAGAAGAATATCTCAAAGAAAACATTGCGAAAAAGGTAGAGATGCCGAAAGTTCCTAAGAAATTACTAAAGGGATTTACCGTTCAAGAGGTATCGGCAATGATAGACGCATTTAGTTATAAAAACTATATTGAAGCAAGAAATAAGGCAATAGTAGCCATGTTAAGTGACTGTGGACTACGAGCAATGGAGATTAGAGGATTATTAACTAAAAACGTAAAAGAAACGACAATTTTAGTAAATGGTAAGGGGAATAAGGAACGTATAATGTTCATCTCCCCACCATTAAAGAAGATTCTAATTAGATACGAGCGGTTAAGAAAGGAATACCTCAAAGATAAAATCGTCAAGACAGATCATTATTTCTTATCGTATACAGCCGATCCTTTATCACATATGGGTATCTACAACGTTGTTAAAGAAGCAGGAAAAAGGGTAGAAGTTGAAGAGGTAAGATGTAGTCCGCATACGTTTCGTCATTTCTTCGCTGTTCAGTGTATTTTAAACGGAATTGACATCTTCACATTATCAAAATTGCTAGGTCATTCTGATGTATCGACCACACAGCGTTATTTACAGTCATTAGAGGATTTTGAACTTATTAAGAAGGCAATGCCTTCAAGTCCATTAATGAATATTGGTAGGTCATCATAATATCGTTCTCATCACTGATATTGAAACAAAAAGGGTCATTGATGACCTTATTATTTCAACAGTTATTTAAATGTCAATAAAAAAAGTAGAGTGTTGGTAGCACCCTACTTTTTACGTTAGTTTCATTCGCATTAAAACTAAATAGGAAAAATCCTACACCTTCATTTTATCGAAAAAAATTTGATGATGCAAGGGCTATTAAGTATTGTCTTTTTTATGAAGTGTACGGTAATTTTCAAACGTGGGAATGACCTAACACCACGCTAAACACTTGAACAGGTTCGCTAAGCCAATGTCATAAAATTAAGCGTATACTCTCAAAAGCGTTTCCTTGTTTACGCTGAGTATAGTCTAGGAGAGAACGTCCATAAACGGTTTGGTAAAGGTTGCTTGGTGTACTACGGTACAGGTAGCAACGAATAAGAAAGATAATATTAGGTTGTGAGTAATTAAGGATATGTCAGCAGTACAATTCCTTCCCTAAATCTTTCAGCATGTTGGACAAGCATAACATGTTAAAAGTTCGTTGTAGGTGAAAATCTAACGTTCAAACAGGGTGTTACTATACGGAAACCTTAACCCGATATACAATGTTGGAGTGACAATGAACGTCTGCTTTATATCGCTTTAACTTTTTTGTTTTTGCGATATAAGGTAGACGTTCTCTGCCCTAGCCGTTGTCCTTCCCACTCAACCAATGTAGAATGACAGCCAAATCCAGTCAATACTTTTAGGGAATTTAATGAAAATATTATTAGAAAATTTAATGGAAATATACACTTTTTATCAAAATGCGGAAAAAAGTGCTTAGTTAAAGGCATTATTAATGAGGGGATTATTTCTCAAATACAAAACACGTACAAAGTGCCTTAGTTAAAGGCATTATTAATGAGGGGTATTTTAAAAAAGGTAAAATGGTCACAAAATATCCTAGTTAGGGGCTTTATTAATGAGGGGTCTTTTAAACAAATATAAAACACGTACAAAATGCCCTACAAAAGCACTAATATATGAGGGGTATTTTTTTATAACTTTACTCAATTTATTGTATGAGTAAAATTCCTTGGAAAACTAATTATATTTTTCTTACGATAGCGATTAGTATATTCCTTTTTAGAAGGGTGGATAGCCACACCCTTATTTTTATTTTAAATGGAGGGCTAGAAATGCAAGAAATTAATAATCAAGAACAACAAGAACAGACACAAGGTGTTGAAGAAACTCAACAAACTGATGAAATAATTGAAAATAAAACTTATTCGCAAGTAGAAATAGATGTACTACAAGAGCAGATTGATCAGTTGTCACAATATAAGCCAAAAGAATTAACAGATGATGAAATCAAAATTCAGCAAAAATTAGAAGCGATTTGGCAAAGAGAGGTTACACAAACCTTAAAAGAAGAAGGCGTTGAAGTTTTCGCTGACTTCATTAATGTTTCTGTAGATGATACAGAAACATTAAATAATCAAATTACAAAATTAAAGGAAATCATTGGTCAACTAGAGTTGGCGAATGGATATAAACCGACAAATCATAAAAAAGTGGATGGCTATAGCATTGCTAAGAAAAACAAAGACACTAAGAGTATGATAAGTCAAAAATTAAATTTTTAATAAAAGAAAGAGGAAAAAAGAATGTTAGATTCTAAAAAATTAACTACACAAGAAAATATTCATCTTACTGATGAAATCGCTTTAGTAGCACCTATTGCTACTCCATTTTTCACATTACTTATGAGCAAAGGATTATATGTTGACTCAAAAGGAAAATTCCACACATGGAGAGAAAAAACTCTTGATGGTACTGCTGACATCACTGTTGATGAAGGTGTAGATGCTACTCAATTCGTACAATCTGGACGTGCAGAGTTAAATAACATTATGGAAATTTTCTATAAAGCAACTAGCGTATCTGGGACAGCACAAGCAACAGGTGCAGTTAATGACTTATTCGCACAAGAAATCAATGACCGTTTAATTGAACTTGCTATTGGTATGGAGAAAAAACTAATCAATGGTGTTAAGAACGATGGTGCTAGCGGTAAACGTCAAATGGATGGTATTTTAAAATTTGTTGATGCAGGTAACGTTGTAAACGGTGCTACGACAAACGTATTACAAGAAAAAGAAGTTAAGGAACTTGTTAAGAAATTATGGAATGCAGGAAATGAAAATGGTGAATTTTACGCTCTAGTTGGTGCAGACATCAAAGACCAAATTGACGAACTATACAAAGACCGTTATTCTTACCAACATGTTACAACTGATTTCGGTATCGTTGTAAATTCTGTAGAAACTTCTTACGGAAAAGTTAACTTTATCCTAGATCGTTATATGCCAGCAGATAAAATTGTTGCATTTGACGTAAACGCTCTTAAAGTTGCTTTCTTACGTCAACCCCAATTTGAACAACTAGGTAAAACTGGTGATAATGTTAAAGGTCAAGTTGTTGCAGAAGCGACACTTGAGGTTGGAAGTAAAAAAGCAGTTGCAGTATACAACTTAAAACAAGCGTAACTAAATACATAACTCAAATAAGGTAAGAGGAATTATCCTCTTGCCTTATTTATTTTGATGAAAAGTAAAAAAAGTGAATGAGTTAGGAGGATAAATACAATGAACATGAAAGATATGTACATTATTGAACGTAGGAAGAAAAAAATACGTTTACGACAATTAGCAGAGTATATTGGGTGTAGCCCATCTCTCCTTTCCAGATATGAAACAGGAGATTGTGAGATGGATAAAGAGAAAGTGAAAAAGTATAAAGAGTATATAGATTCTTATTAAGTTTTAGGTAAATGAAAGATAAATTAAAGGAGTGAACAATGTGAAGGTGTTCGTTACTTAAACTCTTGTATTCCAATAAGCATAGGAGATACAAGGAATACAAGAGATAAAAGGTAGCCACAATATAAAATTGTGGTTTTATTTAGTTTTAAAATTATGCAGTTTCAAGAGTGAAAGTTACATACTTTCGCTTTATTATGTTGAAAGAATTTAAAGGGAAATTTCCACAATGGGTTAATGAAAGTGGAGATTATACAGTTTGTTTGTCAGATGACTTAGATAGTTTAGTTGGTGCTTCTATTTTGAAGCGTGTTAAAGGATATGAAATTAAACATTTCTATGATTTTAACAACTTCTATTCAGTTGATGGTGACAAACGAAAAGCAATTGGTGTTGATATTGCATTAGAAAAAGGAATGACTTGGGATAACCATGTTGTAAGGTTGTCGAGATATGGAAAGGTAAATCCTTTGTCTGCTAATCCCAATGTAATAGAAAACATTAATAGAGAGAATTACACAAAGAAGTATGCAATGAGTACAGCACTTCTGATGTGGTCTTTTTATGGCTTACCGCTTCCAGAGAGTGATGAAGGAAAGATGTTGCTACTTAGTATAGATTCTTCTTATAAGGGTCATTATACGGGTTTTAAGGCGGTTCAAAATGAGTGGTTACGGAAGTTAGGTTTTGAAGAGTTAATTGATATTCAAAATAAATATACTTTGAAAGATTTTGCGAATATCAAAAAGAAATACAATTCTTCTATGAAAATAGAACTTGTGAATGGACAACTACAAACAGAGATGTATTTAGAAGGTATCTCAAAGGTATTAGGCTTACCTATTGAGTTGCCTATTTGTTGTTTCAAATTAAAAAAACGTTTCCAAAGAGAGAAAATTGAGTTAAGAAACCATTCATCTTGTACAAAAGATATGGTCGAAGAGAAGTATGAAAAAGAAATCTTCTCTATGGCTCTTACACAAAAGAATACTATTAGTTTAACCTTCAAGTGATGTGAGGGGAAATAAAAAAAGGGGAAATTAGAATGTTTCAAGAAAAAGAATATTTTTTCTGTTACTCAACAAACTTACATGAGTTTTTGAGATACGAGAAAGGAATTAAATATATTTGCACCGCATTTCACGATACAACGAATAAACGTTTTTGGTTATTTGAACGTGATGAAAAGTTGTTAAATGCTCTGGATGAGTATAGTAAGCATGGTAAAAAATTAGGTTTTAAAAACAAATAATCTATAAAGGATAATTTAATTAAAGGGGTAATTAAAAATGAAAATGACAGAAGATAATTATATCCAAATTCCAAACGTGGCGTTTGGGTTTGGAACAGAATGCAAGTTAAATAATGATGAGTTAAAGGTATTTGCTTACTTACAATTTATGAAGAATGTTGGCACGATGAATATTAGAACACATGTGACAATCATAGTGGAAGATTTAGGGTGGACGACTTCAAAAGCAAGTCGTGACAATGCGAAGGCAGGAAAAGCATTGGAAGGTTTAAGAGATAAAGGGTATATAACTCTATCTTTCAATGGTGATGTAAAAAAGAATGCACTAGCAATTGAAATAAACGATGAAATGAAGAAGGTTGTTGCAGAAAGTACAGTTGACTGGAAAACAAAAGCATTTAAATTCTCTGGTTATACAGAAATCAAAGCAAATGAATACAATCTAGCAGAAGAAAATGATTATCACCTAGCAATTATGACTTATCACAAATGGAGAGAAAATCTAGAAAAGAAATATGGTTTCAAATATGATATTTGTGATAAAGAGTGGTGTGAAGTGTTGGAATTAGGTATGACACGTACAAGGGAAATTATTAACGATTGTACATTTCTAACAAAGGTTTCTGGTAAGAAGTATCAAGATGAAAATGGACAATGGAAACAAGAAACAAATCATTATGTAAAAAGCACGTCTGTTAAGCCAGATTTAAAAGAAATTGAAACAGAAAATAAAAATCTAACTATCTTAGAAAAAGAACGTGAAAAGGTTACAGATGAGAATGTGTTGTTAGATGGTGATGTTTTCAAACAAATCTTTGACAAGAATACTTTCATTGAATTTAAGGGGTATAAAGCATGGAAAGAAACAACTTGCGACTATGTTAAAAAGGCGGGTCAAAAGAAATTTGAAATTCTTGAAAAAGCAGGTCAATCATGGGTTGGAGAGAAACTTGAAAGAGAGTATCAAGAACGCTTAGAAAATCAACAAAGAACACATAGAATGATGGAAATTCATATGAATGATTTTGAAGGATATGAAGAATTTCAACCTTCATATAAACCAAAGAAAGTTGAAGAAAATAATTTCTTCGATGATATGTAAGAAAGAGGTTAAATGAAATGACATTGAAAGAAGCATTAAAGAAAGTTACAAAAGAGAATCGTATGTATTTTAATTATAAATTCCCAGATACACGATTTAATCAAACTATTCAGCCGAAAAATGAAGAAGAATTTCTTATTTCAGTTGGTAGAAAAACTATGAATGGTTTTACAAATTGGGAAAAGACACCAGAGTATGCGAATTTGGTGGCACTATATTTACAATCTAAAATGATTGATGACATTTACAAAATCTATGATGTTGTGAGGGTTAAGGCACTTGAAGGTGATGATAAATCAATCACAACTTTCCTTAAATTAAATAAGGAAATTAACACTATTGTTAAGGCAGGTCGTGAACTTATTGACGATGAAATTGAAGAAGATGGATTGAGTTTATAGTGAGTAAAAAATTAACAAAAGAGGAAAAGTTACAAATCATCAATAATGACCCTGTATTATGGCTTAAAAATTTCGTCAAAATCACGACCAATACAGGTGAATACATAAATTTTGTGGTTAATGACCAACAAAAGAAATTCATTGATGAAATGGGACGTTTTAACGTAATTGCAAAGGCAAGACAAATTGGTTTTAGTACAATGTCATTGGCTTTGTGTTTATGGATGGCAATGAACAGACCACGAACAAATTATATGATAGTTTCCTATAAACAAGAATCATCAACATCATTATTTGACAAATTAAAAATGATGTATGATGACCTTCCACATGACAAATTTAAGTTTCCAAAAGACGTACAAAACAACAGAGGACAAATGAAATTTGATAATGGTTCATCTATTACGCTTGCAACCGCTGGGGGTAAAGATGTTGGTCGTGGTACTACATATGAATATATTTTGTTATCAGAATTTGCATTCTATGAAAATCAAGAATCAATTTTATTATCAGCAGAACAAGCATTGGCAAAGAGTAAAACATCAAAATTAGTAATTGAAACAACTTCAAACGGTTTTAATCCCTATCAAAAACTCTTCATGAACGCATATAAAGGTGAGTCAAAGTATAAAGCGTTTTTCTTTCCTTTCTATTCTTCCTCATACGCAAAACAATTCAAAGATGATTATGATGAAGCAGAAATATGGTACAAAGAAAATAATAAAGGAAAGCGTCTTACTAAAGATGATATAGAGCAAGACGAATTATATTTATACGAGCAAGGGGCAACGTTGAAACAATTAATGTGGCGTAGATGGAAACTACTTGATATGACTTTGCAACAATTCTATCAAGAGTTTCCTGCAACTCCAATGGAATCATTTATCAGTAGTGGATTAAATGTTTTCGATCAACAAAAGATTGTTGAACGCTTAAAATACATTTCTAAACCATTACAATATCGTGAGATAAAAATGATTATTCCAGATAGTATTGCAAAATACATTGGAAAATCGTTAATGATTTATGAATTACCTGTTAAGGGTGTTAAATATTATGGTGGTGTGGATACTGCAAGCGGTAGCGGTGGCGATTATTCTACTATCTCAATTTTAAATGGAGATGGTGAACAGGTGCTAAGTTTTTATGATAATAAAATTCCTGTTTATGAATTTGCCAAGTTACTTGATATTATTGGAAAGTTTTATAACTATGCTTTTTTAACAGTAGAAAGAAATTCTTTTGGTACTCCAATCTTAGAACGTTTAAGAAAAGAATATGAGTACATGAATTTGTACAAGCATAAAATTTTTAATCAGCAATTAGGTAAAAAACAATTACAGTTAGGATACCAAACTACACAAGTAACAAAAAATATTATGATTACAGATTTAAAAGAGCAATTTGAATTAGGGATGATTCTTATAAACTGTCAAGAAACATTAGAGCAGATGCAAATTTTTGTTGAAACAGATGGGAAAACAGGAAATAAAAAAGGTAATGACAAACATGATGATTGTGTAATTGCTATGGCATTAGCAATTCAAGGTATTAAACAAAATAAATGGTATGTTTAAGAAGGAATTTGTCTTTTTTTGCCGAATTATATTGTGTAGAAGGAGATGATTCAGTTGAATTGGACAGATGCATTTATTGATTCTTTAAAAGATTGGAATGAGTTATGCACAGTAAAAAATATTAAATTAGAAGATGTATTAGGGCAAATCGGCTATAGGATTGGACTGCAAGGTTTGATAGATAATAGTACGATAGAAGGTTTGGAAGATAGAATTAATTTTCTTGTTACTGAAGAAAGAATGGATGAGAGATTTCTAATTGAATCTTTAATAAATCAAGTTACAGTGATTTTAAAAGGTATGCTTAGTGAATTAGGTGAGAATATAATTCAAGCAGAAAAAATGAAAGAAACCCTTGAAGGACAAGATTCATTAAAAGATATTTATGATAGAAAACTTGCGGAGTTAAAGAGCCCATCATACGCTTATAATGCAAGGCATCAAATAGACACTTGGGAGTTTGTTATTAATAAGAAATTTTCTTCAACAATAAAAAAACAGTTTGAAATAGAGGACTTTATGAAAGCATCAGAAAGAGTAAAGAAAGATTTTGCAAAAATTCCTCAAGAAGATTTAAATTTATCGTTTGGTGAACTTCATAAAAAGTTAAATAAATAAAAAAGCATCCTTTTAAAGGGTGCTTTTTATTTTGGAAAGGAAAAAGAAATGAATTTAAAAGAATATATTAAAACCGTACATAATGGTAACTCATTCTGGTTTGTAGATGAGGTGTCTCATTTTGAAAATCAGAAAAGAATTTTAGACACAATTGAAAAGAAAAAATATTTGGATGGAAAACATGCAATCTCAAATAAAGTTGTAGAAAATTATAATGGTAAGCCATACGAACAACGAGCAATTTTATTGCAATATGCAAAATTAATCGTGAACCTTGAAACAACTTACCTATTAAAAAAACCATTAACTTTTACTGGTGAAGAAAAAATTGTTAGCGATATGAAAAGAGTATACAAAAAAGGTAAGTATGACAAAATTGACTTTGATCTGCTATCTAATTTAGTGAAGTATGGTAACGCTTATGAGTATGTCTTTGTCAATAGTGGTGGAGAGGTGAGTAGTAAGGTAATCCCTACTGAATGTGGTTATCCTATTTATAATGATGAGTTGGACATGATTGCATTTGTTGAGTATTACACGTCACTAGAGAGCGACTTCTATATTGTCTACACACCAGAGGAAGTAGTTAAGTATTCAACAATTGGTGGCACTGACTTACATGTGATTGGTTCATACAATAACGTTAGTGGTCTACCTATTCACTACAGAACAAACAACGAATTGAATGAAGCGTTTGGTAAGAGCGACCTAGACGACTTCATTAACATTATTGATGCAATGGAGGATTTACTATCTAAGTTTAGCGATTCATTCTATAAGCATCATAATCCAATTCCTGTTGTTATTGGGCAACAACTAAAAGGAGAAGGATTGAATCCTCATATCGTTGGTGGAGGGATTACTTTAGATGATGGTGCTGACTTTAAGATGGTAAGTAACGATATCAATCATAAGGCATTCGAGGTAATCTTCAATACTCTTATGCAACAACTAATTAACATTGCAAGTGTTCCTGCTGTTGCTTTAAATGCTAGTGATGTAAGTAATCTTAGTGAAATGAGTATGAGAATGCTATATCAACTTGCGGATATGAAGGCAGGGTTGAATGAGCGTTACTTGCGTGAGGGACTAGAGCACCGTACTGACAAGGTAGTGGGTCTGCTAGGTAGACAAGGCAAGACATACAGTGAGGATGCTATTGAGTCATTAGACATGGTGTTCCACTATTCAAGACCAGTGAATGAGACAGAGGTTATTGATAACTTAGTTAAGATGTATGATGTTGGTGCAATCAGTATCGAGTCATTGGTTGCAATCAATCCATACGTAAGCAATGAGCATCTAGAGTTGAAGCGTATCTTAGAGAGAGAGCAACGAGTGAGCGAGCAAGTCAATGAGAAGGTCAATGAACATGAGCAAGTGCAAGCAAAGACGAAGGATGCAAAAGCAGACGTTGCAACTAAGAAAGAGGATGCAGTCGAGAAGTAAGAAAGGCAGATGTGAGTGTTGTGATTGTGTGTTGTGGGTTATTAAGAATATTGGCATATCAACGTTTAGTGATGTGAGGGTATCACTTTCATGCGACACACTTTTAAGTAATACATGTGTGTGTGGATGAGCCGAGACAGAAAATAAACGAGCAAAAATAGAGAGGGGTATTCGGAGAACGAACGTTCGAATTACTCCTTTTTGTTCGTTTTTGGGTTGGTGAATAAGTGCGTTTGGAAGGAAATGAACGCAAAACAAAAAACGAACATTCCGACTAAAACGTCAATAAATGTTCGTGTGATAGGACTTCCTATAACCTTAATTATGTAAACTACCATATAATTAATCTTATAGGGGTACTTCTTTATTCGTGTATTGTTCATTTTTTGTCTTGTTGAGTAGAGAAGTCGAACAAAACCTTTACCCCATGTTCGCAAAATGTCCGTCTAGCCAACCTCTCAACACACACCCTAAAAAATTTCAGAAAGGAGAATCCATGATGTTTGATTCTATCCTAAATTTACCTAGTCAATCTCTATTATATCTCGAAAACAAAATCAAATCAATGTACCCAACATTAAATCCAATCAAACAACGTCCATTAATGACAACGGAACAATATGAAGCAATTTATCCATATGTTTCAGACAGGTTGTATCAAAAATTGTCCTTCACTCCATATGATACAACTCTGGTTCATTTTGAAGATGATGAGAACATGGAATATGAAGTTAATGGAATCAAACTGAATGGATTCTACATTGCGGAACATCACAACGCTAAAACACATATATTCATATTTACATATGAAGGAATCTGGCTCTATAACAATGAGCCATTGGATACACCTATTCACATTCAAGAGTACATCAATCAATTAATTTGTAACTCTCATGAATGTTTAATATATAACAAATTAATTACAAAGGAGAATATAGATATGGATAATATTGAAAGATTACAAATGGAAATCGGTGGTATTGAATTACCGTATGAAGAATTACTTGTGTACTTAGAAGAAGAAGGAATTAACGGTGATGCAACTTATAATGCTTCTTCAAAAGCCAATAAGAAAGCAATCTATTCAACTGCATTAGCAATCTTAAATTCAATTGCAAACCAACCGCATTTAATGAAAAACTACAGACAGGACGACATGACAATTGACAGTTTTGCAAAGTATTTGCAGTCACGAATTGACCAATTAGAAAAGAAGATTCGTCAAATGCCAAATGAAGATTCTGCACCTAGCAACTTCTTCAATTTATTTCAATAAGAAAGGAGAGTAAACAATGGCTAAGTTTAATATTTTTAAGACACAATACAACGCATTCAACGATATGTTGTCTTTGAGTGGTCAAGAAGTGTTTGTAAATGGTGCTAAGAAGTATGGAATCATTACAAATACAGACACTAGAGAATTTAATGATAAATATATCTCTACTAATTTTCCTTTGATGCGTGGCGATTACATCTATTACAACGATATGTATTGGATGATTTGGAATCAAGTAACTGTACCACGTGCAGAATCCTATAAAGGAATTATAAGACAAGCAGAACATGATATTATCTTTAACTTGTATTATGCAGGTGTAACAAGCAAGTATCTTTTAAAATGTCCCGCAATTGTACAACGTACAAGCGACTATACACAACACTATCAAAGTACAGTTTCTATGATTACAGTTGATTCAGAGATTCATGTGTTTGTAAAGGATACATCTAGCACAAGAAAAATCATCGAACTTGCAGGGAAAAGTGACGGTGAAATTATTTTAGGTGAGAGAAACTATGACATTATCGGTGTATCTATTGAAAAGAAAGGATATCTTAACATTACTTGTCGTTTAGGTATTAGAAATTCTGCATCTGACTACGTTAATAATATTTATTGGTCAACTAGTGGAAACAAACCTGCTGATTGGGAGAACCAAATTGATAATACTTTCTATCAGCGTGGAAGCATTTCACCAGATCCGAAAGGAACAGTAACAATTAAACATGTTAATGAATCGAACGTTGAAATTGCATCAACAGATTTATTGACTGGTAACATAGGTTCAACATATACAACGTCAGCAAAAACAGTAAATGGATATACATTAAAAACAACCCCTGCAAATGCATCTGGGACATATATTGAAGGCAACATTGATGTAGTATATGTTTATAAAGAAAATGTTCCAAGTAATCTTCCAACAGGTACAGAGCCAACAGAAATAACAATGAAATCATATAATGATTCATCTTCTGGAGACGGAAAATTAACATGGTCGGAGGAAGTAAAGAAAAATAATTGGGATGGTTTTAGTGGATATCGTGTAAAAGTTGGTTATGAGGATTGGGGAGAAGATGAAATAGTTAACACGTATACTACAACAGTAGAATGGCAAAAGATAACTAAGACATTAGATGGTACAGGATTTGTTACAATTGAATCTATTTATACTGATGGTACAACAACTGTATATCTTAAACCAAAACGATATACTAAAACACAATTAGAAGCATTATCAGATGAACCCCCACTTTGGTAATAGAAATATGGGCATATCTTATGATATGCTCTTTTTTTGCGTTCTATGACGTTTTGGTTGATTAGTGATGTTTCGTATCAAGTTGATTATTAAAACCTAGTACAAGTAAATTTGAGAGGTCGTTTTTTTAGTCGTGAATATTTTCAATTTTCCTTTTCGTGATTCGGTCTTCTATATATAGAAGTCTGCAAATCGGGGAATCCTCTCACCCCTTGATAATATTGATGTCCACCACCCTCAAAATGTACCAAATTATTATTAGGCACTACCATTTGGTATACTTTGTAGTGTTAAAATGCTTGCTTAAAATGCAACAGGGTATCATTTTTTGTTCTGTTTTGGTCAAAAAGCGAAATTGGTTCATCAGAAATTGTCCATTTTAGGACAAAAAGTGATAAGACCTATATCAGAAAATGAACAAAAATGGACAAAAAGTGATAGGTATAGAGAATAGATAATAAAAAGAATAGATAGTATAAAAGGAAGGTCGCTAACGCTCCATGCTATCTTTTTTCGCTAACGCTCTCTTGTTCGCCTTCGGCTCATTACCTCACTTCGTTCGGTGGGGCTTCGCCCATTCTTTTACACAATAAAAAAATGTTTAAAATGAACTTTAAAAGATATTTTAAGTGAAATACATTATGTCATCTATTTAATTTTAGTTTTAAAGAAGTATGAAAATAAAAAAGGGTGGTTATCTATTTTATAACCACCCTTTTAATTCAACCTATTAACCACCAGTATGACCATCTGACATTTGTTTTACAGTATGAATAGTTTGATGTGTATCTTTAGAATCCAGTACACTAAATGTTAATGTTAGTGCAGTCATAATTCCCATTAAACTAATTATTACTTTTTTCATTTTAATGCCCCCTTATCATGAATTTTTTCTCTTGCATTTGAACTTAGGTAGAAGTATTTACTTGCCTTTAAGTGATTGTCTTCATGATAAAATTTCACTGCTAATTTTTCATTATATTCATGAATGTACTCGTATAGGTTTTCTTTTTCAAAATAGAGCATTCCTGCTAGTATTATTGATTCTAGTTGTTCTCCAGAAACCTCATTGTTTATCGCTAGTAAGATATTAAAGCGATGTTGGTATTCCTCATTTTTCAATTCTGTGATGATTTCTAAACCTGTTTTCAAAAGTTCTAATGCTTTTTCTTTATTATTAATTTTTGCGTGTTCACATGCTTCAATTAAAATTGCTCTATAGTTTGCCGGCATTTTTTCAGTTACTTCGGATAAATAGCGAATTGCTAATTCTGAAAGGTTTTGATTTGCATACATAAAACCTAAGTTATGTCGAACGTATAAGGTTGCTTGTTCTTCGTTTTGTTTTTGGAATATATCCAATGCAGAGATAAGACATTCTTCTGCTAATTCATATTCTTTCAAATGTATACATGCTAATCCATAAAGGTTATTACAGTAACCAATGTTTAATTCATAACCATTGTATTTAGAAAAAATTTCTTTTGCCTTAGAAACCTGTTTAAGTGCTAAAACATATTGTTGGTTATGACAACTAAAGGTAGAAAGTTT